GGAAGTATGGTTACGACAAAGAAAATGATGTTGTAGTTATCAGTAAGACAGGGCAGATTGGCGATGTGTATAGCATACAAAATTTAAAGATCGCATTGCCTCCCGCACCAACTAAAATTACCAAAGGAGAAAACAAATGGGTTAAACGTGAATACCCTAAGGAATTAAATAGAATTAAAACAATCTTTGATTGGAAAAATTATCCTGAAGAATTTAAAGATCAATGGGAACCATATATAGATGAAGAATTTAAAAGGCGAGACGAAGGCTACTGGTTTTACAACAAGGGCAATCCTACTTATATTACTGGCACTCATTACATGTACTTGCAGTGGAGTAAGATTGACGTTGGCGCCCCCGAGTTTAGAGAGGCTAATAGATTATTCTTCATCTTCTGGGAAGCATGTAAAGCTGATCAACGATGTTATGGTATGTGCTATCTCAAAAACAGACGCTCTGGTTTTAGTTTCATGGCATCGTCAGAAACCGTTAACCTGGCTACAATATCATCCGACTCACGGTTCGGGATATTGTCCAAATCTGGTGGGGATGCAAAAAAAATGTTCACAGACAAAGTGGTACCAATCTCTGTCAACTACCCATTCTTTTTCAAACCAATCCAAGACGGTATGGATAGACCAAAGACCGAGCTTGCGTACAGGGTACCTGCGTCAAAACTCACTAGAAAGTCTATACAGTCAGGGCAGACGAGGGAAGAGCTACAAGGCCTCGACACAACAATCGACTGGAAGAACACAGGCGACAACTCCTACGACGGCGAGAAACTCAAGCTCCTCGTACATGACGAATCGGGTAAATGGGAACGGCCGGACAACATCCTCAACAACTGGCGAGTTACGAAGACAACGCTAAGGCTGGGAAGTAGGATTATTGGTAAATGTATGATGGGGTCTACAAGCAATGCTTTAGACAAAGGCGGTGAAAACTTTAAAAAATTATACTATGACTCAGATGTTACCAAACGAAACGCCAATGGACAGACTCGCTCAGGATTATATTCTTTGTTCATACCTATGGAATGGAACTACGAAGGATTCATTGATTCTTTTGGAAACCCTGTCTTTGATACGCCGCAAGAACCAATTGAAGGCCCGTATGGAGACCTTATTGAGGTAGGGGTTATAGATCATTGGAACAATGAAGTTGATGGCTTAAAAGGCGACCAGGATGCTTTAAACGAGCTCTATCGCCAGTTTCCGCGCACAGAAGAACACGCATTTAGAGACGAAACACAAAATAGCATATTTAATCTTGCAAAAATATACGAGCAAATAGATTACAACGACGATATATATTCGTCGGCGGGTGTAACACAGGGGAGTTTTAGCTGGGCTAATGGCATTAAAGATAGTAAAGTAATATTTAATCCAAACCAAAACGGCAGGTTTAAAGTTAGTTGGGTTCCACCTACAAATCTCCAAAACCGCGTAATAGAGAAAAGAGGGGTGTTATACCCTGCTAATGAACATATTGGTGCATTTGGCTGTGATTCATATGATATATCAGGCACAACAGACGGCAAAGGATCAAAAGGCGCACTCCACGGTTTGACTAAGTTTAATATGGACGAAGCTCCTTCCAATATGTTTTTTCTTGAATATGTTGCACGCCCTCAAACGGCTGAAATGTTTTTTGAAGACGTGCTTATGGCATTACACTTTTACGGTATGCCAATACTTGCAGAAAATAATAAACCTAGATTATTATATTATTTAAAGCGCAGAGGCTACAGGAAGTTTTCAATAAATAGACCTGATAAAGTATTTAATAAATTGTCTGCTGCTGAAAAAGAAATAGGCGGAATGCCAAACTCAAGTGAAGATATTAAACAGGCTCATGCCGCGGCAATAGAGTCTTATATACAAAAATATGTAGGATTACAACAAGATGGTTCGTATGGTCAAATGTATTTTAATACTACATTAAACGATTGGGCTAAATACGATTTAGCTAAAAGAACTAAGTTTGATGCTGCAATAAGCTCTGGGCTTGCTATTATGGCTTGCAATAGACATATGTATGCTCCAAATCAAGAAAGACAAAAAATAAACCTAAGTTTTAATATAGCTAGATATAAAAACGAAGGTATAAAATCAAAACTAATAAAAAATTATGGCTGAATCCGTTTCAAAAAGTCATTTTCCAAGTCAAGCGCTTAGCGATATTGAAAAAGCTAGTTCAAAGTTTGGGCTAGACGTGGCTAAAGCAATTGAGCACGAATGGTTTAAAAGAGATTCATCAGGTAATCGTTTTTATATCAACCAGAATTCTTACCATAAGTTAAGATTATATGCGCGTGGTGAGCAATCCGTACAAAAGTATAAAGATGAATTATCAATTAATGGTGATTTGTCATATCTTAATTTAGATTGGAAGCCGGTTCCAATTATACCTAAATTTGTAGATATAGTTGTTAATGGTATGGCTAATAGAGCTTATGATATAAAAGCATATTCACAAGATCCATTTGGTGTTGAAAAACGTACTCAATACATGGAGAGCATACTTCGTGATATGCAGGCAAAAGAACTTGATGCTTATATACAACAAGAGTTTGGTATAAATACACAAGAAAGCGGATTATCAGATTTACCGGCAAACCAAGAAGAATTGGATTTGCATATGCAGCTAAGCTACAAAGAGGCTATAGAAATTGCAGAAGAACAAGCAATTGCAGTTACCTTTGAAAAAAATAGATATGAGCTTACTAAAAAACGTTTTTATTATGATTTAGCAGTATTAGGTATAGCTGCTGTAAAAACAACGTATACAAATTCTGAAGGGATTAAAATAGAATATGTTGACCCTACAAACTTAGTTTATTCATATACTGAGTCGCCTTACTTTGATGATGTATATTATATAGGTGAAATAAAAACAATACCGCTAAACGAATTAAAAAAGCAATTTCCTAATTTAACAAACGAAGAATTAGAAAAGCTTAATTCAAAAGGATATTCAAATTATAAAGCGTATAATAAGTTTAATCCTGATTCAAATAAAAGCGATATTAACACAGTAGATGTATTATACTTTAATTACAAAACATTCCATAACGAAATTTATAAGCTAAAGAATACAGCTACAGGTGCAGAAAAGATTATAGTAAAAGACGAAAACTTTAATCCGCCAATTGATCCCCGCGCTAGATTTGAAAGATTAGCTAGAAACATTGAGGTACTTTATGAAGGTGCATATATACCAGGTGCTAATGTATTATTGAAATGGCAGCTGTGTGAAAATATGTTACGTCCAAAAAGTGATGCTGCAAAAGTTAGAATGAATTATTCTATAGTTGCACCAAGAATGTACAACGGGCGAATAGAATCATTAGTTAGTCGGATCACTACGTTTGCTGACATGATACAGCTTACACATTTGAAGCTGCAGCAAGTAATGTCAAGAATGGTGCCAGACGGTGTTTATTTAGATGCAGACGGCCTTGCTGAGATTGACTTGGGTAACGGTACAAACTACAATCCGCAGGAAGCACTAAACATGTTTTTCCAAACTGGTTCTGTGATTGGTAGATCATTTACGTCTGACGGGGATATGAACCCAGGCAAAGTGCCTATTCAAGAAATTAATTCAAATAGTGGTAGTAATAAGATAGCCTCGCTTGTAAGTACATATAATTATTATTTACAAATGATGCGAGATGCTACTGGTCTAAACGAAGCAAGAGACGGAACATCACCTGATCCAAAAGCATTGGTTGGTGTGCAAAAGCTGGCAGCCGCAAACAGCAATACTGCTACACGTCATATACTGCAAAGTGGTTTATTCTTGACCGCAGAAACAGCTGAAAAGATATCACTTCGTATTGCTGATGTAATTGAATATTCACCAGCTAAAGAAGCGTTTATACAATCAATTGGCATCCACAATGTGGCAACATTGGCGGAATTGAGTGAGCTACATATGCATGATTTTGGCATATTCATTGATTTGATGCCAGACGAAGAAGAAGCTCAAAAACTTGAAAACAATATACAAGCAGCATTAAGCGCTGGTCTTATTGAATTAGAAGACGCTATTGATTTACGCGAAATTAAAAACGTACAGTTAGCAAATCAAATGCTAAAAATACGTAGAAAGAAAAAGCTTGAGCGTGATCAACAAATGCAACAGCAAAATATTCAAGCACAATCAGAAGCTAATGCTCAGGCGCAACAAGTGGCCGCACAAGCAGAGGTTCAAAAGCAACAAGCTTTAACAGCGCAAAAAGCAGAGCTTAAGCAATTAGAATCACAACTTGAAATGCAAAGGCTGGCTAATGAAGCTCAACTTAAGAAAGATTTGATGCAGCTTGAATTCCAAATGAACATGCAGCTAAAAGGTTTGGAGGTTGAAACCGCTAAAGCCGCAATTAAAGAAAAAGAAGATCGCAAAGACAAGCGAACAAAAATACAAGCATCGCAACAAAGCGAGCTTATTAATCAAAGAAAAAACAATTTACCGCCAAAAGTATTTGAATCTGCAGGAAATGATATACTTAGCGGTGATTTTGACTTAGGTTCTTTTGAACCCAAGTAATGTATAGTGTATAATCTTATAATATTTTATTATGTCTGAAAACATTGAAGCAAAAGTTGTTGAGAGCGAAGAGCTATCAATACAAGAAAAAGAACAACTTGTGCAGGAAAAAGCAGGTGCTACATTCGAAGATGGAGTGCATAAAGTTGATTTAACTCAACCACCTGCAAGTGAACAAAAACAAGAAGAAGAAAATGCCGTTCAAGAACAAGAGCCAG